TCCTTCTATAGAAAGAGAATATCTTTTAGATAAAGGTCAAAAATGGAAAGTAACTAAACATGATATTTTAACTAAACATTTAGAAGGAATTAAAGGAAAATTACATATAATTTCGGTTGTTCCGCACGAAGACTAAATAATACATGACAGAGCGTATCTTATATCAATGTGATAATTGTAAATCGGAATATATTATTGTTGTAATAGATTCGGATTTTAATAAAATTCAATATTGTCCATACTGTAAAGATCCCGATATTAAAGAATTTACGATTGACGATTGATGAATGATGGTTGATTTTGAAACAACAAAAGCAGCAACCACTATCATGTATAGATGTAGAAAACAAATTCTAGGCTTTGATTATGTCTGAATGGATATATAAAAAACAAAAAATTATTGTTCCCCCCGAACACGCAATAGGTTTTGTTTATATGATAAAAAATAAAATTAATAATAAAAAGTATTTTGGTCAAAAAGTTTTGTTTAATAAAATAACAAAAAAACCATTAAAAGGTAAAAATAACAAAAGACATTTTAAAGTTCAAAGTGATTGGATTTTTTATTTTGGTAGTTGCGAAGAGTTAAAAAAAGATATACAATTATATGGTGAAGATAATTTTGATAGAATAATATTATTGTTTGTTGATTCAAAAGTTTTATTAAACTATTTTGAAACATGGATACAAATGTATTATGGCGTTTTGTTTAAACCAAATGAATTTTATAATGGAATTATAAATTGTAGAATATCTAGATCACAAATTATATCAAAAGTCAATAACATATATAATTTAGAAAAAGAGATTATGTCAGAAATATCTCTTGACATATAAATAGAAAACATATATAGTTACATCTGAAAAGGAATAGAAAATGACCGATAAAAAGAAATTTAGTTTTTCAAAGTTCGTTGAAAGTCAACCTGTAAACGAGGTTTTACTTCCAACGGGTGTTGTTGATAAGCCAGAGGATAAAGAATTAATCCCCAATCTCTTTTGTACGATCCACCACAAGTCGGATGAACGACCCAATGGATGGGATGATGATTCACTCTTTTGGGCAAATCATGATGCTAATAGCCACATTCCTTCCCTCCAAAAAGCTATGCGGGAACAACGTAGAGCAGATGGTCATACCGATGTTAAAGATGAAAGTGAATATGAATAATTAACGAGCGCCTTTAGATCTAGGTCTTCCACCTCTAAAATGATTTGGGCCAGCTTTTCTAGTTTTGGCAAATTCTCGCGGTTCTTCATATAATTTAACATTTTCTTCTATAATTTCATAAGAAAAAGGAATTTTGGGATTTCTTGGGGGAGGCCGTCTTTTTTCTATTAATCATAGTTTCTTCTATAGAGTAATAAGATAATTCTTGTTCTTTACAGAAATCTTTTAAATATTGACAAAAACTATAAATACACTACAATTTAATTAACTGCGTTCTTGCAGTTTAACATAGCGGGAATGTAATTATGTCCGATACTCATCTACATTTAATGATTGACGCAAAATTTAAATCTACACCAGTTGTTTCGGATATTCCAAAAATTGAAGATTGGTGTGATCGTTTAGTTAAAAAATTAAACATGGAAGTATTTTTTCCATCTGTTGTAAAATATGATTCTACTATTGGAAATGAGGGCATAAGTCTAATTGGAATGTTAACAACTTCACATTTTTCGGCTCATTTTTTCAATCATAATAAAAAAATGAAATTTGATTGTTATAGTTGTAAACCTTATGAAATTGAAACTTGTATTAAGCTGATTGAAGAATTCAATCCAACAGAATTAACTTGGATGTTTGTAGATAGAAGTGATGATAAATTTGAAATTAAAGCGACGGGTAAAAAATATTATTAAATAGAGGAAAATATGATTCCATTTGAATATAAATTAATAAATATTGACACTACTCCAAAAAATTTAATTAGAGATTTTTCAATTGAAGACCCAATTGAAATTTTAAATATGTATATTGATGAATTGGAAGAATTAATACCTCAATTTGAGGGTGAGATGTTTACACCATTTACAGAAACTAGAATTAATGCATATGTTATTGATATAGTTAATGCTTATAAGGCTAGATATTATCTATTTGAAAAGTGTGAAATGTTTGTAAATTTTGGAATGTATACTTCTATAAAACCTGCAATATCTTGGATTCGTGATGTTTATGAAAAATCGGGAGTAATAATTAATGATGAATATTGAAATATATACTCGTGAAGATTGTGTCTGGTGTGTTCGAGCCAGAGAACTTTTAAGTCGACATCACATCCCCTTTACAAAAATCAACATGCCCGAAGATATTTCGAGGGACGATATTATCGAAAAATTCCCCACAGCACGCACATTTCCAATCATTGTTATCAATGATAAATATATAGGTGGATTTGTTGAATTAGAACAATATTTTAACGATGGATATTTAGAATCATGATAGATTTTAAGGATGTGAATGAACGAGCAGTAGTATTAAGACTTCTTCAAGAAGAATCATCCGTTGCTCTTATGATCGAAAAGGTCGATGGTTCAATGAGAACCATCCAAGCAACTTTAAAACCCGACATTTTTAAAGAACTTAATATGAATTATGAAATCAAAGATGTCGATTATGAAAAACCTCATCAATCCGTTTGGGATTTAGAATTTGGCGCATGGAGATCATTTCGTTGGGATCGTCTTCATAATTATGCAGTTGTTGTTGATGCGAAGGAAATTAATTTAAAATGATTACTGGTATATGTTTTGGTGCATTTGATATTCTTCATGTAGGACACCTTAATTTTTTAAATGCAGCAAAAGAGAATTGTGATCATCTAACTGTTGGTCTTCATATAAATCCTTCTCTAGAAAGAAGAAATAAAAACAAACCAATCCAAACAACATTCGAAAGATATACACAATTAGCTTCTTGCAGATTTGTCGATGGAATATTACCATATGATACTGAAGAAGATATTGAAAATATCTTAAATTTGTACAAATACGATAAAAGATTTTTGGGATCGGATTATATAAACAAAGAATTCACCGGCGAAAAAATATGTGAAGATCGACACATTGAAATTTTTTATATTCCAAGATTTCATAATTATTCATCCACAGAGCTTAGAAAGAGATTAAAATAAATAATGTTTGCTGAAGAAAATGAAATTTCCATCAATTCACAAGGTGGTACAGAAATTACCAAAAGAAGTATTGGTAAATTAATACCCGAAGAATTATCTAAAGAATTTCAAATAATTCCATCGAGAGTTAGAGAATTAGAAGAAGATAAAATTAGAGTGTATTGGGCACATGACACGTGGCAAGATCCAGAATCACAATTTTTAAAAGATGAATCTAAAAGAAATAAATTTCATAAAATTGTTTTTAGTAGCAATTGGCAAATGAATTCTTTTATTGATCATCTTGGAATTCCAATGGATGATAAATTAGCAGTTATTGAAACCCCATTAGAGCCTTTCGATTTAATTGAAAAAAGTCAAGAAATAATAAATCTTATTTATTTTTCAACTCCTCAACGAGGTCTAACTCTTTTAGTTCCCACATTTAAAGAATTAGCCAAAAAATATCCAAACATTCATCTTCATGTATATTCTAGTTTTGGAATTTATGGCTGGCCCGGTGCTGACAAACCTTTCGAACCATTATTTGAAGAAATGAATAATCATTCCCAAATGACTTATCATGGTACGGTTAATAGAGAAGATATCAAGAAGGCTATTAAAGAAAGTCATATTTTGGCATATCCTTGTATTTGGCAAGAAACCAGCTGTAGAGTTTTGATGGAATCTATGTCGGCTGGATTAATTTGTGTTCATCCAAATTTAGCAGCTTTATCTGATACAGGCGGCGGTTTAACATCTATGTATCAATTTCTTCAAGATCCAAATAAACACGTAAACTTATTTTATCACAATTTAGAACATGCTATTAATGTTGTTTTGAATGAGAATACCAAAGGTTATTTAAATTTTGTTAAACAATATGCCGATAATAGATTTAATATCGGTAAAGTTTCCCAGCAATGGTTGAATCTTATGCAAAATCTTCAAGAACAATATCCAACAGTAGAATCTAGACAATTCTCCAAACAAGAAATGCTTACATTTAATACCTCCATATGATAGTAACAAGCTCACCTCTTCGCTGTAGTTTTTTTGGGGGAGGAAGTGATATTCCTCAATTTTATGAAAATAATGAGGGAATGGTTCTTTCAACAACAATAGATTCTAAAATATACATGGCAGTTAATCGATGTGTAGCTCCTCATCTAAAAGTTATATATTCAGAATTAGAACTCGAAACTAATATTGAAAATATTAAACACAATTTAGTAAGAGAATGTTTAAAATATTTTGATCTAACTTCTAATATGGAAATATGTTCGTTTTCTGATATTCCAACAAAAGGAACTGGACTTGGTTCTAGTTCATCATATATAGTGGCTTTATTAAATGCTATCCATAATATTAAATATAATACCTCAATGAGTCCATACGCTTTGGCCGAATTGGCTTGCCATATTGAAATTGATAAATGCAAACAACCCATTGGTAAACAAGATCAATATGCAGCTGCATTTGGAGGTCTAAATATATTATATTTCGAAAATAATGATGTGTTTGTGGAACATTTATATTTATCTGATAAAATATATTATGGTCTCCAAGAAAATCTTTTTTGTTTTCATACTGGTATAAATGGAGAAGCATCGAACGTTCTTCAGAATCAAGTAGATAATTTAAAAAACAACATAAATATAGATGCAACAAAACAATTAGTCGAAATGACTAAACAATCTATTAACCTTCTCAAGAATGATAAAATAGATGATTTTGGCTCTCTCCTCCACGAATCTTGGTTAATTAAGAAAAGTTTAGCAAAAGATATTTCTAATTCCAATATTGATTTAATGTACAAAATAGCTAGAGATGGTGGCGCCTTGGGCGGAAAAATTTTAGGGGCCGGCGGTAGAGGATATGCATTATTTTATGTACAATCATCAAACAAGTTTAAATTTTTAGAAGCAATGAAAAATTATCAACAACTTCATTTTAAATTTATTAATGTGGGTTCTAAAGTGGAAATGAAAACATGAATATAAAAAATTATTTTGAATCATATAAAACACAATTAAATGATGCATTTGATACAATCAATCAAAATGATTTGGAAAGGGCATCGAATGTAATTATACAAGCTGCTCGATTAGGAATTCCAATTTTGGTATTTGGTAATGGTGGTTCTGCTGCGATTTCTGAACATTTTTCTTGTGATCATACTAAAGGTATTCGTCATGATACACATTTAGAACCTAATATGATTAGCTTAACTTCAAATTTTCCTTTAATATCAGCAATAGCTAATGATTATTCTTATGAAGATATATTTTCCGAACAAATTAAACATTATGTAAAAAACAACTTATATCTCCTTGTATTGGCAATCTCTTCTAGTGGAAATTCACCTAATATTATCAAAGCCTTAGAAACAGCAAAAACACATCAATTACAATCAATTGCAATTGTTGGTTTTGATGGTGGTAAAGTTCGTGAAAAAGGATTGGCTGATATTGTGATTCATATTGATGCAAAGAATTATGGAATTGTTGAAGATATTACTCAATCTCTATGTCATATTATGGCCCAACATATTAGATTAGAATATGGAGCTGCAGCTGGGTCAATTAAATTATAATGGAATATGATTATTCAGATACATTAACCAAAGTTATTCATGAAGAAATTGATGGATTGGGTCCTTGGTTATGGACTAAATCCGATTCTGGTTGCTGGCATATAATTTCTCAAGAATGGCCCAATCTTCGAAATATGTGGATAAAACATATTGACTCTTATAATGTTTGTATTCAAGCTGGAGGATGTTGTGGTTTATATCCAAAACTCTTTTCCGAAATATTTGGGAGAGTTTATACTTTTGAACCCGATCCACTATCTTTTCATTGTTTAGTTAATAATTGTCAAAGTGATAACATTTTTAAATATAATTCTGCTTTGGGTTCTGAAAATGAATTAGTTTCCTTAATAAGAGGTGGATATCCAAATAACGTCGGTGAAAATAAAGTAAATAGAATAGAAAATGGTACAATTCCAACATTAACAATTGATAATTTGGCATTAGATGCTTGTGATTTTATCCAATTAGATGTTGAAGGTTATGAATTAAATGCTCTTCAAGGTGCTTCTAACACAATCAAAAAATATAAACCAGTGATTAGTTGTGAAAATGGAAATGATGAAATTTTAATTTTTCTCAATAGTCTCGCCTTCTATATGGAAGTCGGAAGCTATGGAATTGGTGATGATCGAAAAGATGTTGTTTATAAAAGCCTTGACTTATAACTCATAATCGTCTAATGTGTCTTTAAGGAGAAATACACATGGCATATATTCATAAGCGCAAGCCCAAGAAAATGAAAATTGGGGGAGCAGCCCTTAAGATTGTAGAATCGAAAGGTTTTGGTCCCGAACCAGAAGCTGGATTTGATTATTCAAACAATTCGAGTTCATATACAGCAGCGTTGAATTGGTATTCCCGTTTTATGGAAGCCGATCAAGCTGTAGAAATTACATTAATTTCAATGAAAACTTTGGGTTACACTCCCAAGCAAATTTCAGCAGCAAAACGTTCGGGAAAGATTATGTTGACTGTTGGATCAATTTCCAACATGCTAGAACGAGGTTGTACACTTTCCGATGAAAGTATGGCTTGGTATAAGGCCAAACTGGAAAATGCAATTCAAGTTGGAAATAACATTCAAGAACAACGTATTGTCGAAAACAACGTTGTTAATCTCCAAGATCGTACAGCAAATAAAGCCAAGGAATTTATTGGCGATATTGATGCATATATCGATTATGTTTGGACGGGTTCTTGGGAAATTGAGGATTTTAAACCCCTCGAAATTTTCAAGGAATTAGATGTGAAACCCGGTCATATTAAGACCCTTGTTGAACATTATAATCGTCTAAAGAACGATCTTATTGAAAATTTGGAAGGTGATTGTGAAGGACTAACTCGATCTGAAAAAAAGGATCGAGTTACAAGCTACAATACCTCAATTTCCATTTACGATAAGCTTCTAGAAGCTTGTGTGACATGGACAAGGGGCAATGTAGTTGCCAAAAAGCCCCGCAAAATCAGCGAGAAGGCTCGAATTAAAGCTTCGGCAAAAGCGGCCAAAAAAGAGGCTGTGACAATTAGCGCCTTGAAATTTAAGCTGAATGATAATGAAATGGGTCTCGTAAGCATAAACCCAAAAAATATCATCGGAAGCCAAATCCTAATCACTTACAATACCAAATACAAAATTTTGACAAAATATGTTTCAAAGGAAAATGAGACCCTCGGTATTAAAGGGACCACGATTCTAAACTACGATGAAACGAAGTCAGAAGCTAAACGCACAAGTAAGGCTATGGTGCAAATTAAAGCCCTTGTGGGCCTCCCTAGAATGCAAGCCTCCAAGATGTTTGGAGCTATCAAAGCAACCGGCGTAGCCATCCCGAGTCGGACTGGTGAAGATACACTGCTTATCATGGGGGCCAAATAATATAAATATACTGTAATCATATGGAGTACCAAATTTATGACAGCCAATTCGGCGCTATTAGATCCAATCAAATTACCCAAAGAAACTAATATAATTCAGTTTCCAAAACACAAAATTATTAATAACAAATTACCGGAAAAGATTATGGAAAATCTTTTCGATATGAAATTAAGCGCCATTGAAGATGCATGTTCATTTATAATGCCAACTTTAATGGAAGCTTATGAAATGGCTGGTTTTACTATTGTCGATGATCGTAAAATTCTATTAGCTATAAATTTAATTCGAGCTTCCATGTTTGATCATTTTGATATTTGGCACCCCTTAGATGATTTTTGTAACGAACATGCAGAAGCAATTGATGAAATTATTAATGAAGAATCTATTGGGAATTTGGCACAGGAAGAATAATGATCATATTTGATCTAAGCAACATTCTTCACGTAAGTTTGTTCGCTGCTCGTAATGTAGAAAGTACATTTGACGAAAACAAACTCCGTGAAATTTTACTCAATATTATTCGAGCTACCAACGTAAAATTTAAAAAGAAGTATGGTCGCATTGTAATCGCTTGTGACAGCAAAAAGTCCTGGCGGAAAGAGCTATATCCCTTTTACAAAGGTAATAGGCAAGCTAATCGAGATAAAGGCGATAACGATATTGATTGGCCCAAGATTTTTGATCTTTTTGAAAATATCAAAATAGAATTGAGAAAATATACCGATTGGCCCGTCATCGAAATTGAAAAGGCTGAAGGGGATGATATTATTTACGTTTTGTGTAAAAATTTTAATCATCAACCCAACATAATAATTTCCGAAGATGAAGATTTCGCGCAACTTCAACGCCTTAACAATGTTTCTCAATATCTTCCTCTGAAGAAAAAACTTCTTATAATCGATGAACCATATAAATACTTAGAAGAACATATTATAGAAGGTGATAAAGTTGATGCTATCCCAAATATCTTATCGGTAGACAACAGTGTTGTTGATAAAATACGACAAAAATCTCTCACCAAAGAAATTTTGAAAGAACTTTTGACAACACCAATAGAAACATGGGATGGAGACCGAATTATAAATTGGAAAAGAAATAACACTTTAATAAATCTTAATTGTGTACCTCTTGATATACAAGAAGCCGCGATTGAAGATTTTAAAATACAAAGTCAAAAAAATGGAAAAAATTTATTGACGTATTTTATAAAATATAAAATAACGAAACTTATTGATTATAGGAATGATTTTAACTAATGCAAAAAGCCGTATATGAACTATTTGATGAAATAGATAACCTCCCAACAGATGAACATCGCATTTATGCGCTTAGACAAGCCGGCAATGGTCGCCTCCAAGAACTTTTGCGATATGTATTTGGTTCAAAAGAATGGGATCTTCCCGAAGGTGCTCCTCCGTTTAAACCTTGTGATGAAACAAATTCTCATGGTTATCTTTGGGCAGATATTAGATTGCTTTATATTTTCTTAAAATATTCAACCGCATTGACACCAAGACAAAAAGAATTTCGTTTTATTTCTATGTTGGAAAATATTCATCCAAAAGATGCTCAATTATTGATTGACATTAAAGATAAAAATTGGCAATATAAAAATATTACAAGAGAATTAATTGATTTAACTTTTCCAAACTTAATAGAGGACTGAAACTAAAAAGCTATGGGCCGAACTTTTCGTACTTATAACAAAGATAATGAATATAAAAACATTAAAAAAGCAAGAGAAGCTTCCAATCGAAGACATGAAGATCGTCTTCATTCCAGAGAAATATCAACAAATGTAGAAGAGGAAGCCGCTCCTCTTTATATCCCAAAATATAGAAAGCCCAAAAAATAATGGCTCGTACAATATATAAAACTTATGATTTACACAATACAATAGAAAATAAAGATATCAAATCGCCTTTATTTTCTTGGGATGAACTTATAGTTTATTTGAAAGAAAATGAACATTTAAGATTTCCAGAAACAAACGAATCTGAACTTGGAAGTCCCCTTCTTCATTCGGGTTTACCAATGTCCGCTTATAAAACAGATGGTGCATTTAGAGAAAAACTTCAAGGATTGAAAGGATTTTATAAAGGAAACAATATTAATATATAAAATTAAATTATGAAAGTGTGTGAACTTTTGGTTATGATTAATTTTAACCTAAAAAGGAGTGCTAAATGCGCCATTCAAATGCAAAAAAAGTTACCAATACTACAAAAAGAGTTACTAATAATATTCAAAAATGTAATTTTGAATTAAGACATATTCAACCAATTGGTTTTGCACAGAATAGAGCATTTAAGGAGTATGAAAAGGGTCAACACTTAACACTTCATGGTTATGCTGGATCTGGAAAAACTTTAATTTCAATGTATTTGGCCCTAGATTCAATCGAAAATAATGAATATACAAAATTAATAATTGTAAGAAGTGCAGTTCCAGTAAGAGATCAAGGATTTCTTCCTGGAAATTTAGAAGAAAAAGCTGCAGTTTTGGAAACACCATATCAAGCTATTTGTAATGATTTATATCATAGAGATGATGCATACATAACTCTTAAAAATAGAGGTACGATAGAATTTTTAACAACATCTTATATTCGCGGTATAACAATTAATGATGCTATAATTTTTATTGATGAGGCGTCAAGTTGTAATGAACATGAAATCTCAAGTATTTTAACTCGTTGTGGAGATAATTGTAGAATTATTGTTTCAGGCGATTATCGTCAAAGCGATCTTGAAAAAGATTTTGAAAAACAAGGATTTATAAAAGCCTTAAAAAGATTGAAAAAGATGAAAGAAGTTTCATTCGTTGAATTTGGTATTGAAGACATTTGTAGATCAGAATTTGTTAAATCTTGGATTTTATCAGAATTTGACTAAATTTACACATTATGTTATAATGTGAAATGAAAGGATATATCATGAAAAAAGGTGAAATGCTTAGCCAAGCTATTTTAATGGCAACTACAGCTCATCATGGTCAATTTGATAAAGGAGGTAATCCTTATGCATTACATCCATTACGTGTAATGTTTTATACAAAAAGTGATGATGAAGAAGTGCAATGCATTGCACTTCTTCATGATGTAATTGAAGATACTAATATTACATATGACGATTTTAGAACAATTGGTATGAGTGAACGAGTTATTACTGCTGTAAAATGTCTTACAAAAATTGATGGGCAAACTTACGAACAATATAAAGAAGCAATTTTCTCAAATCGTGATGCTATGAGAGTTAAATTGGCTGATCTTCGCCACAATAGCGATATTCGGCGTTTGAAAGGGATAAAGCAAAAAGATATAGAACGTCTTGTTAAATATCAAACTCTATATCTTCAAATTGAAGAAAAGCTTGGAACACCAAAAGAGAGTTTTCTTTTTATGCACGAGGAGGAATAATTATCCGTAATTTATCAGTATATCCAATTACAACTTTTGAGAAGTTAAATCTTCTAACTCAATATTTTAATGAATGGAAAACCGAACAAGAAAAATCATTGTCTTGTGGTGATCCAACAGGAGTTATTCTTCACGAAATAATGTTAGATATTCAACGAATTTATAATAAGAAAGAACAAACTTACGCATAGTGGCTTATCTAGATATAAAATTTGATCTAAAATTAGACACAGTAAATATCAATGGTTTTAGAAATTATATAACACCAAATGGTGAAAAATATAAATCTGTTACAACTATGCTCAAAGATTTTGGAAAAGAAGGTCTTGATCGCTGGAGGGATAGAATTGGACATGAAGAAGCAGCTAGACAAACAAAACAAGCAGCCAATTTCGGTACAATCATTCACAATTTATGTGAAGCCTATGTTAAAGATGAACCTCTTCCAAATTTAAATCCAATTGAAAGAAAAAGATTTAAAGGACTCAAAAAAGTTATTGATGAAAGAATAGGTGCCATATGGGCATCAGAAGTTGCCTTATATTCTCATAGATTAAAATTAGCAGGTAGAACTGATATCATTGGTCTATTTGATGAAGTTCCAAGCGTAATCGATTATAAAACTTCCAAAAAATTAAAATTGGACAAATATGTTTTAAATTATTGGTGTCAATTGGCATGTTATGGAATAATGTGGGCCGAATTAACCAAAGATCAAAATCTTCTTCCAAAACAATGTGTTCTAATTATTAGTGTTGAAGATGAAGTTGAACCCCAAATTTTAATCAAATCAATGAATGAATGTGTCAAAATTTTATACGCATATCTTGAAGAAATTAAATGGTTTGATACTAAATAATACACATTTAACACAAGGAATTTTAATTATGACATTATCAACAATTATTACTTTTGTAAGTCCATTTTCGGGTTGGGTTATTGCAGCTCTTGTTGCATCAATTGTACCTTATATATGGCAATTTCTCAATCTTCAAGCGGGAGATGTTCGTAGGGCCTATCTTAGTGATGCAATTACAAATGCTCTAAATTATGCAGTATCTGTTGCTGCCAAAAATCCATCAAGTACCGATTTAGCATCTGTTCGTGATGACGTTATTAAAACAGCTGCTGCTTATCTTAAAGAATTGACCCCCGAAGCTTTGGCTAAATTGGGTGTTACTGATGCTGGTTTAAGTCAGCTTTTGGAAGCAAAATTTGTACAAGGTTTAGATAACCTCTCTGATTTGTTTATTAAATTAGCTCCAGGTGGTGCAAATGTTCCTGCAGCAAATGTTGTAGTTACAACTTCAAAACCTAAACCAAAATAAAGTCCTCTTCGCTGGTTTAGAAAAAAGAGGGGAAACCCTCTTTTTTGTTGACAATTTTTCCCAATATGTTATATTACATGAAAGGAGAACTAATCATGAAAATTATTTTTGAAATTTTGTTTAAGTCTGGTGTAGAAAAGACTTATGAACAGAAAGTTTCTGATAGTGATCTTATCACCATTGGTCAAGAAAATCTTAAAGATGGTGTTGGACAAATAAGAAATTATGTCGAAAAATCATATAAAAATGAAACGGGAGAAGCGATTCTTGCCTTAGAAAATGGAAATCGTGTAATTAGACTCGATGATACGTCTATGATTACAATTACAATTGAAGAATAAAAATGCCTTACATTGAATTTGAAAAAATGATGGAATTTTCCGCCCTGGAAAATCTTATTCCGATTCCAATAAGAATTCGTGCATTTGTTTCCCGTGATGGTGAAGTAGAAAATGTGCGAATTTTTTATCAAAACGGTGGACAATTTGATAAAAATGATTATAATGTGATAACCCAGGATGAATGGGATTATCTTGAGCAAGAATGTTTAGATCATACAAGGGAATATTGAAATGATCCGAGGTTATCGTAAATATTATTTACATAATGAAACCTTGGGTGATGCAAAAATCCATTTCAATTATGAAGGAGAGACGGAAATGAATAAGCAAGAAATTAAAACTGAAATCAAGCGTCTTCAAGAAGCTTTGGTAAAAATTGAAAAAGAAGAAGCTAAGAAGAAATGGCCAATTACTACAAAATTCTATCTTTATAGTAATAATGATAATAATTCGGCATTAGGATTCAGTCTTGGTCTTTCTGATAATGCGATAGAACAGTTTAAATATTGTGGATATGAAATCGAATTCACTCTTTTTGTAAATGAAGATGGTACTTCATATGCCACTCATGTTGATGGAATTCAGCTTGTAACACCTTTGAAAATGAATTAAGATAGAAAATATGAAATTTTTACAATATTTAATTCCCCTAATTATTCTTTTGTTTATATGTACAATTACAATATGTTTGGTTGACTATTTTACTGATGGTTGTATAGTAGATTATAGTACTATTGTTGGATACCCACAGAAAAATGGAACCACAATTTATCAACATGGTGAAATTTGTCATCAAATGTTAATTCATACAAAAGCAGGAAAAGAAAGACAAAATGAATAGTTGACAAGATCAAAAAGATGGATTACTATACTAAATAAGAAAGAGATTATGTGGTTTATTAATAACACTCGAAAGAGGATTAATAATTTAGTTTTTTGATGTGAAGATTGGAAAGATCGTCCATCTGGGAACGTGATCCGATACAATGCTTAAAACACATATAATTGAGCGGGATTAGGAAATTGGTAAAGTCGCTTGGTCTAAACCCAAGAGTTTTAGGAGTTCAAATCTCCTATCCCGCACCAAATTTTTATATTATGCCTCTGTGGTGAAAATGGCAATACACGCTAGGCTCAAACCCTAGTCCTTAAATGGTTGCAAGTTCAAATCTTGTCAGAGGCACCAAAATATTATGGCCCATTGATGAAATTGGTAAACATGCTGGACGGCTTAAAGTAGAGTATGATAACTCTATAGAACAATTATATATTGAAGGTGCAAATCCTGAATAAGCAAAAATCAAAATCCAGTGCTTCGGCTTCTCGGTTCGAGTCCGAGATGGGCTACCAAATATTATGCGAGGTTGATGGAATTGGGATACATTTCCGTTTTAGAAACGGAAGCGAAATAATAGTAGCATAAGGGTTCGACCCCCTTACCTCGTACCAATATTTTCTTTAGAACTAAATAAGTTATATGCCAAGGTGGCTCAGCGGCGACGGCACCAGTTTTGTAATCTGGAATAAGGTAAATCCTAACACCGGGAGTTCGAATCTCCCCCTTGGCTCCACAATTTTATCATGAAAGTATATAATGAATCCAAATTTAACTTATCAATCTTATACTGAAACTGCAGTTGAAGATTTTGGTGTTGATACTCTCTTAAATCAATTTAAAGAAAAACAAACTGTAGATTTAGTTATTAATTTAAATATTAATATTAAAGAATCTGTTTCGAATATTATTTCAAATTTAAGATCTTTATTTTCAATTAATTCTTTGGATATTTTAAGTCCATCAAAATTTGTAATTCAAAATAAAACTTTATTTATGGTTTGTAATATCGATAAAGTTAATAATCCGTTTGGTATTATTAATAGGAAAATTGATATTACAATTTTCGGTTTAGTCTTTGATGTCGAACAAATTTATCGTAAAATTGAAGAAATTTATATTTTAACCAATAAAGAAAATTTTGTCTACTGGTTTTTTAAAGGAAGTAACGGACTCCAATCTTCATCATTTCCTTTAGAAAATCATTATAATTTGAAAAATGAATATTATCCATTTATTCCAAATGTAAATGAATATGTTGATAGTTTTCTTAATAGTACAGAAAATATATTAATATTTTTAGGTCCTCCGGGGACTGGTAAAACTAGTCTTCTTAGAAATATGTTAACTAGAGGTGATGGTTGTTGTTATGTAACATATGATGATATTGTTATGCAAGATGATCAATTATATGTAAACTTTCTTTCAAATTCGGACGCCAATTTTCTTGTATTAGAAGATGCTGATCTTCTTCTAAAAGATCGTCTACATGATAATAATCGGGTTATGTCTAAAATTCTTAATGCGGCTGATGGTTTAGTATCTTTTGAAAACAAAAAAATGATTTTCACTGCTAATATTAATGATATTAGACAAATTGATGAAGCATTAAGACGTCCTGGACGTTGTTTTGATATTGTTAAATTCAGATCTTTAACTTATAATGAAAGTTTAAAGGTGGCGGAATTAAACAATATAACTTTGGGAACAACACCTCGTGAATATTCTTTGGCGGAAATTTTTAAACAAAAAACTTGATTTTTTATCAAAATAATATATAATGGATTTATGATGAACATTGCGAATGAAGCTTGGTTTCAAGATCAACGACTACAAGATATTTTCGACATTTTTCGTACTAAGGGCGGAAAAGATTGTGTAAGAGTCTGTGGAGGAGCTTCAAGAAATACGTTATTAAAACTCCCTATTAATGATGTTGATTTAGCCACAAAAATTCCTGTTGAAAAAGTAATTGAAATTTTTAGAAATACACTTGGATTTAAAGTACAGGAAACTGGTCTTTTGCATGGAACCGTAAGTATTTTTAGAAATGGTCTTTGCGTGGAGTCTACGACACTTAGAAAAGATTTGGAAACTGATGGGCGTCGTGCTACAGTAGAATTTACCAATTCTTGGATAGAAGATGCAAAACGTAGAGATTTTTCAATGAATACAATTCTAATTGATGATCAGGGTAATGTACATGATCCACTTGGTCATGGAATTGAAGATTGTTTAAAAGGAAAAGTGATTTTCGTTGGCGATCCCGAAGAAAGAATCAAAGAAGACTATCTTCGTATATTGCGTTATTTTAGACATATGGCATATTATGGAAAAGGAATGCCCGATTTTGCTTCTGAAATGGCTTGTGCAAAATATAAGAATTATCTAAAAGAACTTTCAAGAGAACGAATTTCCAAAGAATTTCTAAAAATTCTAGAGATTGATAAAGGTCGTTTTATTGTTCGAGACATGAATAACCTTGATATCATTAAAGAATTTATTCCTCATTTTAAAGGTCTTGATGATTATCATGGTCTTGTAATTCTAAATGAACGTTGGGGAATTAAATCGGATGATATTCTTAGACTTCGCAGTATGATTCCAAATAATCTACAAGCGATTGATGATCTTTGTAAAGCCATGCGGCTATCAAATATTACAAAAAGACGTCTAAGAAATACTATAATTTCCGATGCTAAAATGGTTCTAGATTGGAATGAAAAAACAATTCGTAAAGCGCTTTATATTATGGGTAAAGAAGCATATCTTGATCAATATAAACTACTTTGGGCCACCAAAGGGGATAAAAAACCATCAGAACACGTGATTAATTATATTAATAATTACACAATTCCCAATAGACCAGTTACGGGTGATCATCTAATTAAAATGGGTTATGAAACAGGTAAAAAACTGGCTAATAAACTCAAGGAAATTGATGACAAATTTATTGAATCTGATTTTACAGCAAATTATGATGAATTAATTGGAGTTTAAAATGAAAGAAACATTTGATATTAAAGTTAAATTAAAATCGACCAAAAAATCACAAGATGTTGAACATCCTGACGGATATAATTGTATAGATATAATTATACATAGAGATAATACTTTAAGTATTCTAATATTAGAACACAAATCAACAAAAGAGCTTTCATTAGCAACAGCTATTTTATGTGAAGATGAAATGGGAAAATATTGGAAATGTGTTGACTTCGATGAAGTTATAGAAGCAACTTTAATTGATGATTATATTACTATAATATTAGCCACTAAAATGTGGTTAGAAAAAAATGCTGATTTTAAAAATATTTGTTATAAAATGAAGGAAACTATATGAATACTGAACCTATTCGATGGGTTGATAGAGATTTAGATGAATATGATTATATTCATGCATTTTTTGGAGCTAAAACAGGTATCGTTTTAATTAAAGATCCAGATCATTTTGATAGCAAACACATTTTCTTCAAATTTATTGAAAAAGAGAATGATGTGTGGTATGAAATGGAATATGCCACAAATTCTTTTTATCTTCCCGATACAATTAACGTAATGATGAAATGTCAAAATTGGTTAAAGACAAACTGTAAAAAAGATGGTAAATTTGGTTTTGATGTAAATGACTAAAATTTCAATTGGCGCATATGTTGTTGATGTAAGATCGGGTGCACCAAAAGAAATGCTTGTTGTAGAATATAATGATTTTGGTATGTTAGTTTGTGAATGGAAACGAGATAATAAAATATATTCTGATATATTTTCTCCTGATAATTTATTCATATCCAGATGGCCCAAAGATTACAAAAGACCAGAGGAAGCATAATGTTGATATTAGTACATGAAGAAGATGGAGCTAAAATTTATCGTACAGATGATTTTCCTCCAAAATTTGAATTATATCAAATTACATATGATTCGAAAGAACAGTATAGCGGAATTTTTAATAAATTTGAAGATGCAATAAAAACAATTAAGACTTGGACATAAAATGAAAATATTACAGATGAGCGATTTACATTTGGAGCACGCTCGGCAAGAACCTATTATTCTTCCAAATGAAGATGAATATGATATTGTAACTCTTCTTGGTGATATTTCAAATCGTTATCAAGGGGTTGCATGGGCCAAGAAAAAATTTCCAAGGAATAAACCTGTATTATTCCTACTAGGAAATCATGAACGGTATGGTCATGATTATAATGATATACAAGAAGAATCAAAGACTTGGTCGGAAGATAATATTGTTGTTCTAAATCCTGGCTGCTGTGTAATTGATAATGTAAATTTTGTGGGAGCTACACTCTGGAGTGATGCAATATTATCGGGATACAAATATGATCCTTATTATATTGAACGTAGTATTTCAGATTTTCACGTCATACGTGATAATAATCAAATGTTTTCTGTAAAAAGAATGCAAGAAATATATGAACAAGAAGTTCAATATATTAAAGATAGTATCAGATCCGATATGAAAAATGTAATCCTTACTCATTTTATGATGTCTCAACAATGTATTGATCTAAAATATTTAGGTTCAAATCTAAATTCATATTTCTGTAATGATTTAGATTATATTTTGAATGAGAACAAAGATAATATTTTGTATTGGGGTTATGGTCATACACATGCACGTAATACAATAATTCATAAGGAATCAGAAATTCCTATGATTTGTCATGCAAGAGGATATCCTCTTGAATTAGATACATATGTTCCTTTAATTGTGGAAATTTAAAAATGAAATGGATTCATAAACTTTTTGAATGTGAAGAAACTCCTCAAGTAGCTTATAAAAGTTCTTTTAAAAAGGAAAAAGAAATGACCGAAGATATTACATGCGAAGAATTACAAAAAGTAGAACAAAAGAAATTTTTGGAACAACTTTTATCTGAACAATTTCCAAAAATTAATAATGATCAACTTCTCCAATTAACAGAATATAAGATAGACCATCAAAAAGATCTAAAGTCATATTATTTTCATTGTAAAAAGTGGAAAGATTTTATGGAATTTGAGATTACTCGTAATGGAGTCGATCTTGCTACCATTCTTCATTTAAATAATCCAGGTCAAATTAAGATTAATAAAATTGGTTCTACTGCAAATTTAGAAGGATGTCGCCCAATTGTTTATGATTTTAAATATTATGAACCCAGAGGAATATATAAATTACAATCATATTTTATGTTGTTAGAATATCAAGATTCATGGAGGCTAAATAATAAAAAGGACGATGTTTCATTTCCAAAACATGGAGTAAATGGAGTTTGGAAAATTAATGTACAACCATATAAAAAAATTGGATATAAATATCCAATTTTTTATCTCGATACCGATGATGCAAAAAATAACATAAACCTTGGAATGAATTATTATAATTCCAAAAGTAAAAGCGAAGGAATGTTTATATTAGATACTTTAAAAACTGCAGCCCAACCTGCTGTAGATGATACAATTAGATTTGACGGACCTAATGGAACATTATATGTTCCTCATGGAAAAATTGAAGAAGTTAAAGACAAAATTTTAACGGAGCTTGGAAAATAATGAATGAACCTTGGATCGAAAAGCGTATATGGTTTGATGTTACCCTTCAAAACGAAGGAGTAGATTGCACAATTAGAATATTAGCTTCTGGTTCAAATATCGCAGAAGATTATATAGAATGGATTAAAAAATATAATCCGAATATTGCTTCTATTGTTGACACTGGTCTAAGAGACGATTATAATATGGAAACTGGTGAAATTTTAACTAAATAAATTATGGAACATAAAATGTATAAATGGGAACAAATTGATTTTTTCTAGGCTATTTCAGCTTAGGAGAAACAAATGCAAAAACACAAAAGAGATTGGACTAACATTAAGGAAGTTACTGTTGTAACTATCATTAGTGGTATCTATGATTCTATAGCCATAAAAGAGGTTTATGATTCTCTTCTTGACGCCTTAAAAGTTTGGCATTGGAAAATAAATCTACAACCTGGAGATTATAATTATAATCCTTTTCATCAAATTAAATTTTATGATGAATTCAATTTAGAAATTCCAGATTGGAAAATTCAAGAAGTTATTCTTCAAAATCCACAAAAAAGAAAATATTATCGAAGACCTGGACGTTTTGTTTTTAGAAATGGTCCTGTAGAAGGAATTCATAATAGATATTGGAGAGGATGTTGGAGACATCCAAAAACAATTTCCGAAATTCGCGAAAACGATTTTATTAATTATGACGATGATTGTATCGAATATGATATTAAAGTTCGGGGAAATCGTAAAAAATCAAATCTTCCGACTTCTTGGGATGATGTATATCGTCATAAAGAGAAAAATTGGAAAAAACAACGAGATCATCAATGGAAATAAAATTTAATTTACATAACACAAATTCCATAAGAGATAGAATTTACATAAATAATATGTGTAAACGGAGACCATTATTGATTCGTGATAAAATGTGTGTTCAAGAAGTACGACAAATGGCTTTTCGAGGTCATCGTTTCTTTCATAATAAAATGGTAACGTGTATACCAAAATATTAATGATTATTTAAATGTTGATATGTTTGTTTTGAATTTGGATTTTTCCAAGATAATTTTTGTCTTTCTGAAGCATTCCTTATTGGAATATTGAATTTTTTGAGATATTGTTGTACGGCAGCGTTAGTGCAGTTTATTTTAATTCCTATCTGTCCAGCACTCAATTGTTGATTAACATATAAATCATAGAGTATTTCAGGATCACGCAGTTCATTTCTTCTACGTTGAAGATTTAATTTTTTAAACCATATATTAATTGCTGCTTCAGATACGCCCAACCTTTTTGCAATCTTACCTCTTGAAATTCCTTTGTTGGTTTCTTCAATTAATATATTTTTAAATTCTTCATCTGTTAAATTTAATTTGTGATAGAATGGATGTTTTTTTGGTTGTGATTCACCTCCATCGGTTCTATTATGAAGAATTCCTGTTCCAATATCTTTTCTACCATACCAACGAATTAATCTGCGTTCCAATGCACACGCTCCAATATCAGATAAATTTATCTCTAATAAAATAATATTATTTCTATTTCTAGGAAGTTGTGTTCCTCCTTCTTTTGTTCTATGATTAATCCAAGCACGATCTTTAGTTCCTTTACCAATATAATATGGACTTCCATCTTCACGTAAATATGCATACACATAATATCTATATGTATTTTTTTCTTCATTTAATTTTGTTAAATAGGTTCTAATAGACATTTTTTCCTCTTCAAAAGTTTCATAACTATTTATACATAAGTGTTGACAATATGATCTAAATACGTTAAAGTATTTTCTAACGGAGATAGAAATGGAACATTGGCCCTTCACGAATAATTTTGAAACTTGGATGGAAGCCATCCAAGGACGAGATGATTTCAAAATGTATGATAAAGGCGATTATTTCGTTTTTAACTATGTAAGCATTATGGCAGAATTTGATGATCCTGATGCACAAGCAATTTCTGATCATGAACGCCTAATGCGTTCTTTGCGCTTCAACATGCGTGGGACCATATTTTCAAAAGAAAAGGAACTTATTAGCCTACCATTTCATAAGTTCATGAATTTAAATCAAGGCAATCCAAATTCTTTCAAAAATCTTGATTGGTCTTCATATGAAGCTTATGACAAGCTTGATGGTAGCATGGTTCGATTTGTAAAGATTAATGGAAAAATCGAACCATGCACAAAGGCTGGAATTACTCATATGAGCCCCGATATTCAAACTTTTGTTGATAAAAATCCCGAATATTTGCGTTTTATTCAATTTTTAGGAAATGAATATACTGCAATTTTTGAATATGTTGGAAATCCTCTTCATCGGATAATTATTAATTATCCGAAAGAAAATCTTGTTCTTCTTGCTATTCGAGAAAACAGAACCGGAAAGTATTTTAATTATGAAGACCTTATTTGGTTTAATGATAAGTGGAATATTCCTATTGTAAAGCGTTGGGTGATTGAAGACGGTCAAAATCCCGAAGATTTTATCCAAATGATTACCGACTTAAAGGACGAAGAGGGTGTTGTTGTTCAATTTCCTAATGGCCGCCGCGTAAAAATTAAAGGTGATGATTACAAACTTTTACATCGTACTCGTAGTGCCATTGAAACTGAACGTTATGTATTTCAATGTATTATGTCTGATACCATTGATGACATTATTCCTTTGGTTCCTGAACATTATCGTAACAATCTTGAAATTTATGCCAAAGGTGTTGTAAAACGTTATAATGAGGTTTTAGGACAATATCATAATGAATTGGTTCCTGCTTTAGTTAATGCCAATGAAAAATATAAGATTGATGAAGTTGGTGAAGGTATGTTTGAAAACTCTGATAATCTTCGAGAAATGAATTCTCGTGCTGCTCGAAAGGAATTTGCTCTAAATGAAGAAGTAAGTCCTATTGCTAAGCGCATTGGATTTAAACTTTTTGAAGAATGGAATAATATTGAACTTTCTGGCTCGATTGAAGACAATCTGCGCGACATGATTGTTAAAGCTTGTGGTTCGACTAGTAAGTTTGAATCGGAAGTTCGTAAAAATATCTTCCAAAATGATCTTCCGATCTGGAATATTTGGGAAGGTAATAGTATTGAAGATGAATTGGAGGGAGAATTTTAATGAATATTACATTTAGTATTGACATTTCTGGTGGAAAGTATACAATTCAACAGTTATCTGACGGAACTTGTAGAATTCTACGTCATGGTGAACCGTGGCTTAAAGACTCCTGGTCTGGAGTTAATTGTATGATGGCAATGGCTTATGAAATAGAAGAACTTCGAGAAAAACTTCATCAAATAGGAGCTTGAAATGAAAGAACTTTTTATTCAAGAATGGGAACGTATATATTATGAAGCTTTAGATGCTGGTTTATCTGAAGAACAAGCAGAAAAACTTGCAGATGAAGGTGCATATCCAGCTATGCAAGATCGATATGCTGATCTTGTTGATCAAGAATATCAAAAACATAAAGACGCGGCTTAACAAAAAGGAACAAAATGACAGAAGTAACAGTAATTGATTCAACGGCACAAAATCAAATTAAATCTATTATTGAGAGAGTAGAGCGTCTCAATGAAGATGCTGATGCAGTTAAAAATGATTTAAAAGAAGTTTTTAGCGAAGCTAAAGGAAATGGATTTGATGTTAAGATTCTGAAACGAGTCATTAAACTTCGTAAAATTTCTAAAGCAGCTAGGGAAGAAGAATCGGCGATCTTAGATCTTTATCTTCATGCAATAGGCGAAATTTAAGTGGATTTTCGTATGATTAATCAAGTCATATTAAAACTTGAAGATGTTCAAGTTTGTAATAATCTACCATAACACAATATAGTTATGGATAGTGAAGATTTGTTAAGAATTATTGTAGAAACAAAACAAGATTTACAAGCTTGGATAAAATATGTAGAAAGTTCAATATGATTATAAAAGGAAATCTTTATTGCCACGAAAATTATCATATTGCAACTTCAACCGAGAATTTTGATCCCAATCTTCCATTTTATCAATTTGATGATGATTTATACATTGAAGGTGAAATAATATATTATACTAATGATTATTATGAATCAAATCCCGGAAGTTCTCGAGTTTATATTTATAATGATAAATTTGAATTTGAAACAACTGCTAATGTTCTAGTTACTGGCAAAATTTATGAAAATTTTAATTTAAATTGTCTTGACAACGATTCAGAAAAGAATATAGTTGATGTCGAGGAGATTTCAAATTGGAACACGAATCAAGAAACAATACCGATCTAAGTCACATTCCGTGGTTTTGGATGATAACTTTTGGTTTAATTTGGCTCAAAATTACGGGTAAAATTAATACTCCTTGGGTTATAATTCTTCTTCCAATTGTTGTTATATTTGGAGGATTATATTGGGCTTATGTATCAATGTGTAATAGGTAACAAAAAATGAATTATTTACTATGGAATTGTTCCTTTGTTTGGAATTATTATTTATCCAATTTATCTGTTGGGTAAATACACAAAAGGTTTTAGAAAATAATTGTCAATAAAATTCTGTTGGACAATGAAGGTAATCAGCCCTTTATCCTGCAAATTGAGCTAATGATCATCTGGCCAGAAGGGTCGTTATAAGATTTTAAGATATTATAAGTTGGAATTAGTACTCCCAACGAAAAATGTCTAGTTGAACTTAGGTTCTTCGCATCTGTGATTCCTCACACTAACAACAGAATTTTATTGACAATTATTCTCAATGTGGTATTATGAATTGAAGGAGAATTCAAATGACCATTGTAACTCGCGAAAGCCTGCAGGCTCTTTTGGAAAAAGATGAACTTCGCAATAAGGTTGTTGGACGGGCTTTGGTAGCTTTGTTTAAGCGCCAGACCGAAGATGAACGAGCTTCTAACATTACCAAAAATGTTAATCTACGAGGCTTTATGCCTTGTGATGCTCGACAAGGCTCCATTAGCGCCAAGACCTTTATTAAGCGAGGGGAATTGCTGGATTTCCAATTGAATCATTGGATGGAACAAACTTCCAAAGGTTATCCTCGTATTTGCAAGTATGTTCGACAATTGAATGAAATTGCTTTGGAAAAGAAAGCTGCTTGACATAACTCTAATAATTTGGTATATTAAATCATACCAACAAGGAGAGACAAAATGTTTTGGAAAGTTACATTCTCAAATGAAACTCCCGATCAATATTTCAAGGGAACAGAACGTACATATTATCTGTTCACCGCCGCGTTTATTATTCATAGTAAACATAATGATATAGTATGGTATAAAGCAGAAGTTGGTGGAATCGAACTTAATATTTCAAAAATTGACGAACAAGAATATCTTCGAGTCGAAAATGCCCAAAAAGAATGGCTAGATCAATATAAAGATTGTGATGAAGAAGATCTTGAATATATTGATGAATGTTGGGAACGTGAAGGTTTGACATATGCTTCAGATACCACATTTTATGGAGATTTTACACACATTGAACTGATGCATAATACGATTGTTTTTTGTTATGATGGTTGTAAAGTTCATAATACCTAAATCAATTCCTTCTAAATAGTTAAAAGCTGTTTAGAAGGAATTATCATGAACGACACTATAAACGAATTAGTCAAAGAATTAAAACCAACCAAAGATCTTACTTCCGAAGAAGCATCAACAATTGCTGTGCATCTTTTAGGTCAAGTACATTTAGTTAATAAATTGGTCCAAGAAGGACATGATTATCACGCCGAAGTTTTAAAAATGTTGGAAACTGGTGTAATTCTTCTTGGAGAGGAAGAAAAAGATGAAGTTACCGAAGATGTTGAAGTTGTACACGAATTAGCTAAACTTCCATTTGCTGTCCTACAAGATTCAAATATAAGATTCAATGGACAGAAAAAATCAATTGATGAATCATTTAATCCTATTCAAACTTTTGATACTTTAATCGAAGCCATTGAATATGCTGAAGAAAATGATAAGAATATTGTGGTAAAAATTGATTGGGATAATAATCATTATTCTCTATCTTATCTTAAAGAAAAAGATCCAATTTAACTTGACATAAATTCCCAATATGGTAAGATGAAAATCTAATCCATATTAAAAGGTTTTCCAAATGTTAAAAATAATCTATTATAGTGTTTCAATTTTAATTGGACTACTTTTTACAGCTCTATCTCTTTCCTTTACTATAATGTTTATCATGCATGATAAACATTCATCGATTGAATATTTTATTCTTGCATTTACGTGGTTATATGCAGGAATTTTCATGATCATACATTCTTTGGAGAAACTAAATGAAAATTGAAGACGAAATCACATTTGCTTCTAAAAAAGCCCAGCAATATCTTTATACAAAAAATTCTGATCTATATCGACATTGGAATAGTGAATGTATTGCTCTCAAAGAAGCTTATGAAGCAGATTTATCAGCTAAAAAATATCAATTTGGAAAAAATAGATGAAACACAATCTTCCCGATT